AAACTCTCCCTTTTTCACCAAAACTGTTGATAACCCCTCATTTATCAACAACACTGTTGAGTTCTTATCCCCAATTGTAGAAATCATTATTTGTATTGGCTAAACAGACAGACTAACTTTGCAGTGATGTGAAGTCAATGTTTGGCATTTATGAGTTGTTTAAGCCTTAAAAGGCGTTTGAGCAATTATCCATACCGGAATAACCATCTCCGGAATTTCCTGTTCATAGCAGTTGAATTAAAGAAAGACTATTAAGTGGCAGCACCAAAAGGTAATCAGTACTGGAAACTAGCTCACGATTGGAAGAAGCCGAAAAGTTATCAGCCGGATGAACTTTTGGACAAGGCTCAGGAATACGCCTTCTGGTGCGAAAAAAACCCTCTTTATGAAACAAAAGTATTCGGAACAGGAATCAGAATGAAGGTTGCCAAGATGAGAGCAATGACTATTCAGGGATTTTGTCTTTTCGCAAATATAGCCTCAAAAACATTTTTTGAGTATGAAAAGGAAGAAGCGTATTGTAATGTCACAGCGCGCATAAGAGAATTATTTTATTCTCAGAAGTTTGAAGGTGCGTCTGCAGACTTGCTGAATCACAATATCATAGCTCGTGAACTTGGGTTAACAGATAAATCAACAATAGATCACCTTAATAATGGGACTTCTTTTAATAGTCTTACTGATGAACAGCTCATTGCTCTCGCAACCAAACTCGTGGAATCAAAGGCAAAAGGATGAGTTTGCAACAGAGTTAAAATATCGCTGGTCACTTAATGCCCGGCAATCGCAGGTCATTCCCGCAGGTGATTGGACAACGTGGTTGTTAAAAGCAGGAAGGGGATTTGGGAAAACCAGGGTTGGAGCAGAGACAGTCAGGTTATGGAAAGAAAATAATCCTATTATTCATATTGTCGGTCCAACGGCTGGAGACGCAAGGGATGTGTTGATCGAAGGTCCTGCAGGAATACTTGAATGTTCACCTCCCTGGGATAAACCGAAATATGAGCCATCAAAGAGAAAATTAACATGGAAAACTGGTTCTTATGCACTTATATTTTCAGCAGACGAGCCGGACAGATTAAGAGGACCTCAGTGTTATGCTGCATGGTGTGATGAACTGGCAGCATGGAAATACCCGGAAGACGCATGGGACAACCTGATGATGGGACTCAGATTGGGGTCTCGTCCCAGATGTATTGTGACTACGACACCCAGGCCAATAAAGTTAGTAAAGGATCTCGTAAAAGATCCTTCCGTATTTGTAACCAATGGCTCAACCTATGAAAACATAGATAATCTGGCACCTGCATTCCTTCATACAATTTTAAGAAAATATGAAGGAACGAGGCTCGGCAGACAGGAGTTAAACGCAGAGATCCTTGAAGACATTGAAGGTGCATTATGGCACCTCCGCATGATTGAACGATGCCGGACAAAAGTGATGCCGGATAACCTGGTGCGCGTTGCTGTGGCTATTGACCCTTCAGTAACAAGCGGAGAAGACGCAGACGAGACGGGAATAATCACAGGAGGCAGGGATACAAAGGGACATATATACATCTGGCAGGATGATTCAGGGATATACTCACCGCAAGGATGGGCCACAAAAGCACTGGTATCCTACGATAAAAATAAGGCAGACAGGATCATTGGAGAGACAAATAATGGAGGAGACCTTATTGAAACAGTCATCCGTAATATTGATTCATCCGTCTCTTATAAAGGCGTATGGGCTAGTCGGGGGAAAGTTGTGAGGGCTGAGCCTATTGTGGCACTGTATGAGCAGGAAAGGATTCATCATGTAGGAGTGTTGCCAAAACTGGAAGACGAGATGACTAACTGGATTCAGGGAGAAAAGTCTCCCGGCAGGATTGATGCCCTCGTCTGGCTCTGTACATTCCTGATGGAAGACAGGATGCCAAATAAAGATGAAGATTGTGTTGCATAAATAAAAATAAAGGCTGATGGGACTATTTGACAGACTTCTCAGACCAAAGACACCGGCAGCCCCGGCAACTGTTCAGAACGCTAACAGACTGGATGAGTATGTACTTAAGCAGATAGCCAACATAGCCGTTTACCCGGACTGGTCCTCTGACAGGTACATTAAAGGATATACCGACAACGGAGATGTATTTACGGTCATCAACAAAATAACAGAGCCTGCCTCAAGGATCCCGATATTACAGTTTGACAAAAATGGCAACGAGGTGCCTAACGGGAGGATGATCTCTCTTCTGAGAAATCCTAATCCTTACATGACACAGTCAGAGTATATCGAAGCCGTGATGACGTTCTTTCTGCTAACAGGCAACGGCATGGCTGCCTATGAAACAGTCGAGCATGGCATGAATGCAGGACTCCCTATCAGGATCGACCCTCTTCCTCCTCAATGGATGAGGATGCAGATAGGAGACTATTATGATCCCATTGCAGGATGGAGTTTTCTGTTCTCCGGCAACGTGATTGATTATTCGANAGATCAGGTCATGCATTGGAAGGAGTTTAATCCTGATTATGACCGCAACGGGACGGGGCATCTTATGGGGATGTCCAGGCTGAAGCCTATCTTTAAGTCAATCATAGGAAGTGATTCTGCATATGATGCTCTGGTTGCATCATTCCAACACTTGGGAGCATTTGGCATATTGACTATCCTGGGACCGGAAGGATCCACGCAAGAAGTAGGAAAGCCTGTATTGTCGAAGATAAAGCAACAGATACAGGAAGACTATTCAGGGGCTAAGAACTTCGGTAAGATAGTTGCCACATCGAAAGATCACAAGTGGACCAACTTCGGACTGACTAATCGTGAGCTTATGATAATCCAGGCTCTTGGAAGCTTTGGAGGCAAGGTATACGATGCATACAATGTTCCGGATATCCTGATGAGTGGATCGCAGTCAAAGACATACATGAATTTTAAGGAAGGAAAACAGGCATTATGGTCCGATGCAATCATGCCTAATCTTGATGCGTGTCTTGAGAAACATACCAAGTGGCTGTCTCTTGCCTGCCGGGAGGAAGGGCATTATTTACAGGCTGACTATTCAGGCATAGAGGTGCTTCAAAAAAATAAGACAGAGATGGTCGCATGGATGGTAAATGCCAAAGCATTTTCAAAAAATGAGATCAGGGAGGCACTCGGTTATGACAGAAGTGACCTTCCGGGCATGGACGATATATTTGATTCCGCAGGAATAATGCCTGTTGGGTCTCTAGGACAGATGCCGGAGGCAGAATTAACAGAAGACGTTCTTAAGGCACTTAAGATAAAGGATTACCGTCATGCGATTAATTGATGACGGCATAAAAAGACGTTCATTGACAATACTGTATTGGAAGCAGGGAAAAAAGATGCTTCACGTACTACAGCAGCCGGTCATAGACATTGCCTCAGAGATATCACCGGAGGAACTGAAGGAGAGATCAAAAAGGCTGATGAATCCGGAGAAGGTGAATGAGTATATCTCAGGGCTATGGAGCAGGACAGGAGCAGTCTTCGCAGTTGACATGATCAGAAGGGTCGAGAAGATTGCAAAAAAGGCAGAGGACGGTTACGACTTTTGGGAAGATTATTTTCGAAGGTACACACGTGAGAGAAGCATGATGATAGCCCGTGAGATAGTTGACGGGCAGGTAATAGCAGTCAACTCAACTATTGACGGGCTTCTTCAGGAGGGTATGGAAAGAGGGATTGGCATACCGGAGATACAAAGGGCAATGAGAAAAGACCTTCTTGATGCAATGACAGAGATAAATATCTACCAGGCAGAGAGGATAGCAAGAACAGAGGTCATTGGGGCCAGCAACAAGGGAAGCTTTGACGGGGCTGTGGCATCAGGACTGGACATGAAAAAAGTGTGGATGACATCAGGAAAGCCGGGAGTAAGACCCACACATCAGGAGTATGAGAGAAAAGGACCTGTCGATATGCAGTATAGTTATGCTCAGGGACTTAAGCATCCAGGAGACCCGGACGGCGATCCGGAAGAGATCATAAACTGCAGGTGTACAATAGGTTATGAAGTGGATTAAATGATATAAAATGATGGCACTATTTGATGTAAAGAGCAATTTTGAATTAAAGGATGTCGATGAGAAGACGGGCATTGTTACAGGATACTGTTCATGCTTTGGCAACATCGACTCTGATGGCGATATGGTTATGCAGGGAGCCTTTAAGAAGACTCTTGAGGAAAGAGGATGTAAATCGGCAAGGCCCCGGATCAAACATTTATGGATGCATGACTCATGGCAGCCTATCGGCATACCGCAGGTTCTTGAAGAAAGAGAGAAGGGACTTTACTTTGAGACAGTTTTTGGCAAGGACAGGTTTTCCCAGGATAAGCTGCAGCAACATATCGACAAGATCATCACCGAGCTCTCAATAGGGTATAACGTGATCAAGCGTGAGGATGTTATTGACTCCACTTCAGGGAAGGTACAGCACAGCAAGTTACTCGAACTGAAGTTATGGGAGTATTCGTCTGTCACATGGGGAGCTAACTCTTTAACCGAAGTCATCAGCGCAAAGGGAGAAATGACGGATGTTCTTTTAAACCTCAATAAGAGACTATCGTCTCTTGGTAATGCTCTGAAAAACGGAAAATATTCCGATGAGTCGTGCGAACAGTTTGAATCAGAAATAATAAAAATACAGGCAATCATAAGTTCACTCAAGATGATACCGGAGCCGGTCATTGAGACCACTCATGTAACGCAGGAGCCGAACACGAAAGCGATACTTGAATCTATTTTATTAATCCTTAAAAATCATTAAAGATGAACGAACAGGAATTAAAAGCTCTGACCGGACAGATCAATGATGAGCTCAAAAAGCTCGCAGGGATCAACACAGAGCTTAAAAAAGAGATCGACAAAAAGGCACCAATGGAGCGTATCGAGGATCTGATCACAAAGGCAGCTGCAATGGAGATCAGTGTGAATAAACTATCTGCTCAGTTCGATGCCATTGAACTGAAGATGAAGGAAAAGAGGTTCGGGGGTCCCGTGTCTCTCTTCGGCGACTTTGAAAAAGCATACAAGGAAAAAGGGATGAAGGCACTGCTTAACAACAAATCCCTTATTCCCGGAGGATCATTTACTTTCGAGATGGATGTAAATCCGTCTTTGTATCTCAAGGCATCAACCATTGACGAGGCAACAGAGCTCAGTAACTCAGCTCTGGCAAATGCAGTCATCGTACCAATGAGAACTCCGGGTGTTGAAAAACTTCCGGATCGCCAGGTACTGATGATTGATGTTGTGGGACGTGGAGTCACTAACTCCAACAGAGTGACATGGGTTGAAAGGTCTGCACGTACTGAAGGCACTGCCTCAGTTGCAGAAGGTAACCAGTATGCACAGAGCGATCTGACATACATCCAGAAGGCTGCCGAGGTCGAGAAGATAGGTACTTACCTTAAAGTCACCAACGAGGCACTTGAAGACTGGGACGAACTTTTGACCCAGATACGCAACGAACTGTTTCCTTCGGTCGAAAGGAAGCTTGAGTCGCAACTCTATTCAGTTACAGGCAGCTGCCCTCAGCTAGACGGAATCACCACGTCTGCCGAGGCATACGCATCCACGTCACTTGATGGACTGATAGGTGCAGCCAACCAGATGGATGCTATCGTTGCAGCATCAAATCAGATTGAGGAATATTACTATCAGCCCAATTATGCTTTCATGGCTCCTGCTGACTTCCGTAAGATGCTCTTATCGAAAGATGATCATAATGCATATGTCATTCCTCCTTTTGCAGGAGCAGATCGTATGAGTATTGACGGGGTAAGGCCCGTTAAGAGCGGGCTTGTCACAGCAGGCTATGTGCTGGTGGGAGACTTCTCAAAAGTAACGCTGTATATCCGCAGAGGCATTGAGATCAAGATATGGGACCAGGATTCAACTGACCCGGAATATGATCTCAAGACCATCACTGCATCGGTAAGGGCTGCCGTTAAATTCCCGGCTCCTCATGCTTATGCTTTCGTGTATGATCAGTTCGATGACATTATAAGCGCAATACAGAAGCAGGCTTCATAAAAATGATTAACTCAAAATAAAGAAAGGAGAATAAAACAATGAAAAGGTTAATAGCATTTTTAGGACTTGTCTCTCTGATAGTCATCGGGACGATAATCATGGGTGCAGCTTCAGGAACATCATCGACTTCAAAAAGCCTTGCATCCAATGAGTCATATTACGCCTTTACTCCTACCTCGGCTCAATACCTGGGAGGAGTTAACGGCAAAGACACCTTGAATTTCGAGGTACTTTCCAACAAGAACGGACCTGTCAGGGCAGTCGCTCTTGTTGATGTGGCATCCCGTAAAGGATCCGCTGATACTTACTCATTTGACTTGCAGGGAAAACATTTCTCTGCCAGCACATATGCTTCAGTCTATAAAGGAACAGGTAAATCTGCTGACTACGAACTTGCGGATACCACACTGTTCTCCGAGATCGAGATGGGTAAGTTTTACAGGTATTGGCGTGTTCAGCTTGCAACAGACAACAGTTGTGCAACAACCGACAGTATGACCTTTACGAAGATATACATCAAGATACTGGAGTTCTAAGACCATTATCAAGG